ATCGCGGTCATGGCCCTGAACCTGGACCGCGACATGCAGGGCCGCGCCGGCATGGGCTCGACCAGCGACTTCCCGGCGATCCTGGCCAGCACCGTGAACCGCACGCTGCGCGCGGCCTACGAGATCCAGGCGCGCACCTTCACCGGTTGGGCGCGCGAATCGACGGCGCCTGACTTCCGCGAGGTGGCGCGCACCCAGCTGTCGGAATCGTCCGCGTTCAAGCAGGTCAAGGAAGGCGGCGAGTACAAGATGATCACCTTCGGCGACTCGGCCGAGAAGTACTCGCTGGGCAAGTGGGGCGGCATCGTCGCACTGACCTGGGAAACCATCATCAACGATGACTTGGGCGCGTTCGACCGCATCCCGCTGGCTCTGGCGGCCGAAGCCGCAGCCATCGAGGGCGACATCGTCTACGGCATCCTGACCGGCGCTGGCCTGATGTCGGACGGCCTGGCATTGTTCGATGCTGGCCACGCGAACCTGGCTGCTGCGGCTGCCATCAACGACGTGACGCTCGGCGCGGGCCGTGCTGCCATGCGCAAGCAAGTCGGCCTGAAGGGCCGCGTGCTCAACCTGACCCCGTCGTTCCTGGTCGTCGGTCCCGACAAAGAGTCCGAGGCGAACAAGTACACCTCGGCGTCGTTCGTGGCTGCCAAAGCTGGCGACATCAACCCGAACTACAACACCAGCCTGGTTCCTGTGGTCGACCCGCGCATCCAGGGCAACGCCTGGCATCTGATCGCGACGCCGGCGCTGGTCGACACGATCGAGTACGCCTATCTGGAAGGTGAGCAGGGTCTGTTCACCGAGACCCGCCAGGGCTTCGAGGTCGACGGCCTGCAGATCAAGGCCCGCCATGTGTTCGGCGCCAAGGCGATCGACTGGCGCGGCATGTACAAGAACCCCGGCGCGTAAGCGCGGTTCGCCCGAATGCTGGCCAGCTGATGCTGGCCAGTTCGTTTTTTGAAGTCCTCCCTTTCAAAGGAATCACATGAAGAACTTTATTCAAAACGGTTGTGTCCTCAGCCTGGCCGCTGCCGCTGCCGTCAACGCCGGTGAGGGCCTCCTGGTCGGCAAGATCTTCGGCGTCGCAATCGCCAATGTCGCCGCCGGTGCGTCGGGAGAATTCCAGACCGTGGGCGTGTTCCAGCTGCCCGCCTTGGCTGCCGATGTCGCTGCGCAGGGCGCTGTGCTGTACTGGGACGCAGTCAACAAACGCCTGACGACCACGGCTGCCGGCAATACGCGCGTCGGCGTGGCGGTCGTGGCGAAAGCCAACGGCGACGCTACCGCGACGATCAAGCTCGACGCAGTCATCGCCTAAACGCCGATATGGGATTCGATGCTTCTGTGTTCTGGCCGGCCTTCAAAGCGGCCGGCATGGTGGACGTAGCGGTCTACCAGCCACCCAACGGCGTCGCCCTGGCGTTCGATGTTGGCTTCAAGCGTCCTGACCAGGTGGTGCTCGACGGGATGGTGCACAGCACCGATTACAGCATCGAATACCAGGCCGCCGATGTCACCCTGCAGCGTGGCGACGTCGTGCGGATCGATGGCGTCGACTACAAGGTCCGGCTCAAGCCTGAGGCGAAGGGCGACGGTACGTTCTACGTCGCCTCGCTCGAGGTGGTGAAGCCATGACCCTGCGCGAGAGCTACATCCAAGGGCTGATGGCCCTGCTCGCCGCGACTCCGGGGTTTCCGGCCGGTGTAACCCGCTCGATGTCCGTGGCGTTCGGCGCGGAAGAGAGCCCGATGGTGATCGTCCACCGCGGCGCCGAGGACCTCGAGAACAGCCTGGGCGACGACACTGAGCGGAACTGCGAGATCCTGATCAGCGTCGTCTCGCGGGGCGATGAGCCTGACCGGGAGGCAGACGAGGTCATGGAGGCTGCCCACCCGGTAATCATGGGCTTCAGCGCGCCAGGCCTCTACCTGGTCGAGGAGGCCGGGACGAACGCTCCGGCGTTCGCCGGCGCAGACGGCAATGCCTGCATGGTTACCACCCGCTACAGGCTCCACTACACCACATCCCGGCTCAGCCTCAGCGCCTGAGCCACCTGCAGCACCACCCTATACCGCGCAAGCGGCTTCAATTTTTGGAGGAATTACATGTCCGGAATTTCCGCACAAGGCAGCACGCTGGAGATCGGCGCCGGCAACGGCGCGGTGAAGAACATCACCGCCATCACCGTTGGCTTCCCGGCCGTCTTCACCAGTGCAGCCCACGGCTTCACCAATGGCACCGTCCTCAAGCTCGCCGGTATCGGCGGCACGATGGCGGCTCTGAACGGTGGCGAGCACGTCGTCGCAAATGCGACGGCCGATACCTTCGCCCTGCTGGACGTCAACACTGCTGGCCTGGTATTCGGTGCTGGCGGCACGGCGACGCCGAAGGCTTATACCAAGATCAACGGCTTGCTGTCGTTCGACGGCTTCGATGGCGCCGCGTCCGACATCGACTCGACGGACCTGGATAGCCAGGCAATGGAGTACATCAGCGGCCTGCGCGACGAGGGCAAGTTCGGCTTCGAGATCAAGGTGCTGGCGGCCGATAACGGGCAGATCGCCCTGCGTGCTGCGCGTACCAGCGGCGCCGTGGTCGACATGAAGCTGTCGCTCCCTGACGGCACCGTCGCAAGCTTCAAGACCCTGGTCAAGTCGATCCCGAGCTCGGGCGGCGTTAATGCGCTGCTGAAGGGCAAGGTCGACACCAAGATCAGCGGCCCGGTCGTGTGGAGCTGATCATGGGCCTGCTCACCAAATCGGCAATCCTCGGCGCCGCAGACCTGAAGCACGAGGACGTCCCAGTTCCCCAGTGGGGGGGCACCGTGCGCGTGCGCGTCATGAACGGCGTCGAACGCGATGAGTTCCGCGCAGCGCTTGCAGCTGCAGGTGACACGGTCCCGGTCGGCAAGTTCTCGGCCGCACTGCTCGCGGCCACCTGCATTGACGAGAGCGGCGCCCGGCTGTTCACGATGGAGGACGTCGAGGCCCTGCAGGCCAAGAGCGCCGCCTCCCTGGACGCACCTGCGGCTGTCGCCATGCGCCTGAACGGCCTGGGCGCGACGGCGGTCGAGGACGCCGCAAAAAACTCCGCGAGCGGCCAGAGCGGAGATTCTGGTTCCGTCTAGCGAAGGAGCTGGGCATGAGCGTCCGCCAGGCGCAGCTGCAGATCAGTTCGACGGAGTTCACCGAGTGGATGGCGTTCTACGAGCTCGAGCCGTTCGGCGACATCATCGCCGACTTACGGCACGGGACTGCAGCGGCGCTCCTGGCGAACATCAACCGCGACAGCAGGTCCCGGCCGGAGCAGTATACGGCTGAGGACTTCATCTTCTGGCGCCGGGAGGAACAGGTGGACGAAGGGGCGGCACCGGTTCTGCTGGACGATCCTGTCGCCCAATCGAACCTGCTGCGCGCTGCGCTGTTTGGGCTGCCTCCAAAATAGTTGTGGCATCATTCCTCCCGTCAACATTTAAGGGAGGAATGATGAAGGCAGCAATTCTTGCGTGCGTTCTAGCGATAGCGGCTGTTGGCTGCACGACAACAAGTGGCGTGCAGGTCCAGCAGTCACAGCTATCGAGTTTCCAGAAGGGCGTCACGACCGACGAGGATGTCATCAGGGCGCTCGGCGCGCCGACGATGTCGAGCTCGACATCGGAGGGTGAGCGGGTGCTGGTTTATTCGTTCGCCCAATACAAGGCCTTTGCCGCCAGCGGAGACATGAAGGCCAACTCGGTAGTGTTGAACTTCGATAAAAGTCGGAAGCTGGTGTCGTACAGCACATCCGACGTGAACCTCAACAGCGGGACCACAGCAGCTGGTCAACCGCGGTAGTAGCAAATGCTGCGCGCAGGACGCGCGCCACCGTGAACAACAGAGAGCTCGCCATTGGCGGGCTCTTTTCTTTTGGATAACAGAATGGCAAATCTCGGCTCCCTCATCGTTACCTTGGAAGCGAACGTCTCGAAGTTCGTCGGCGACATGAAAAAGTCCAGCGAAGACACCGAGAAGGCGATGAAGCGCATTGAGGGTGCTGTCGAGTTGGGCAAGACCGCGCTCGAGGCGCTGGGCGTCGGCCTGACGGTTGGTGCATTTGCCGAGCTGATCAAGGGTACGATCGACGCGGCCGACGAGCTGCGCGACATGTCTCAAAAGACCGGGGTGGCGGTCGAGACGCTGAACGGGCTCGGCTTCGCTGCCAGCCAGGCTGGCGGCAGCCTGGAGAGCATCGCGGCCGGTGCCACTAAGCTGAACAAGACGGTCGCTGAAGCGTCGCGCGGCAACCGTGATCTGATGGAGCCGTTCGCCAAGCTTGGCATTTCCGTCAAGGACGCTTCCGGCCAGCTCAAGACGGCCGACGTCCTGATGGCCGACCTGGCGGACAAGTTCAGCCAGTATGCGGACGGCCCTGAGAAAACCGCGATCGCGCTCCGCATTTTCGAGGATGCCGGCGCCGACATGATCCCGCTGCTGAACGACGGCGGGAAGGCGATGCGCGAGAACATCGAGTATGCGAAGAAATACAGCGGCACGACGGAGGAGCTGGCCAACGCGGCGGATAACTTCAACGACACGATGGGCAAGCTGACGATCCAGCAGAAAGGTTTCTACAACTCGATGGCGTCGGCTGTCCTTCCGGTCCTGCAGACCGTGGCCGATGAGATGCTGGGAGCTGCAGAGAATTCGGACAAGTTCTCCCTGGCGGGAGAGATCGTCCGCACCGTGCTTGAGACGTTTGTTGTCGTCGGATCGGAGGTGGGCTTCACCTTCAAGGCAGTCGGCACCGAGATCGGCGGCATCGCCGCCCAGCTGGCCGCGCTCGCGCACGCCGATTTCAAAGGCTTCAATGCGATCAGCGAGGCCATGAAGGCCGACGCCGAGAAGGCGCGCAAGGAGCACGATGAATTCATCAAGAAGGTCCTGGACAGGACGCCCAAGCCAGCGGAGAAGCCGGCCGAGGACCCGGACGCCAACAAGCCGAAACCGCGCGCACCGAAGATCCGTGGCAGTGGCGATGATCCGACGAAGACGCTACTGGACGGCCGGCTCAAGGCGATTGAGGCCGCCTTCTCGAAGGAGCGCGACACGGCATCGTTCCAAGACCAGTTCATGCAGGAGCTGCGCAACCAGGAAATTGTAGATGTGCAGACGTATGCACAGTACAAGATCGCTGCGATCGAGGAGGCACGGGACGCCGCCGTGCGCGCATACGACGCCGAGATCGCGGCGCTGCAAAAAGCAAGGGCAGCAGCCAGCAAGGAGTCCGAGAAGGCCGAGCTGGCGAACCAGATCAACGAAAAGGTCGCGCTGCGCGACAAGGCCCGAACCGATGCGTCCCGCGCGCTGGAGATGCAAACGCTGAGTATGGGCGCAGCCCAGTCGGGCCTGAACAAGACCATGCGCGACTGGAACCGCGAGCAGGGCCAGGCGGAGGACCAGCTCAAGTTCAACAACGAGCTCTACGGCAAGTCGGCGCTCGAGGTCGCCAAGCTTACCGAGGCGCGGCGCCTCGAGCTGGACATCGAAGAGAAGATCCGGCAGGCGAAGGAAAAGGGCACGATCACCGAGGAGTCGATCGCCCAGTACCGCAAGGATGCGGCGGACCACGCCGAGCGGGTCAACAAGCTGCAAACTCAGGGCATGGGGAACCAGATCGCCCAGCAGCTCCAGACGCCAGCGGAGGCCGAGCGGCAGCTGCACGAGAATCGGCTGAAGGACCTGAAGTCGTTCCAGGAGCTGTCCCTCGAAAACACCATCGAAGGCAACCGGCTGATCGAGGAAGAAAACCGCCGGCACAACGAGACGATGTCGAACATGCAGCTGTCGGCAGCACAGAACATCCTCGGCATCGCCGAGTCGTCGGCCAGTCAGCTGTACGACGCGCTGCAGGCCGCAGGTCTGGAGCAGACGGCGCTGG